TGCGAACATCGTAAAGTTCGGCAGGTCGAGGTCTATACCGCTGCCGCTGCTCTCGAAGAGCATCGTTTGCGCATGTCTAACATGCGTTCTGGACTTGTGTGTTTTGGCAGGTCACTTGATGACGTTCTTGACATGAGTGATGTGATTCTTGGGAAGGAATACTTCAAGGCTTGTCAAAGGTTTGAAGAGACACGCGTCCACAATCATTTCCATCGCGCCATTTTGGATGGGCGATTTCCATTGTTTTCTGAGGATGATCGTGCGAGATTGCGATTTGATCTTCCTCTTGAGAATCTGTACTATGTGAGACATGGAGTCTCGATCGGTCGTAAGGCACGCAAATGCCTTGAGGAGCCACTACCTGCTGGTAGGCTTACGACTGTGTCTGCGCAGATCATTACCTTTTTTCCGCCCCTTTGGGTTGATTTGCCGAGCTACGTCTTGTTGTTGGAGTTTTCTGACTACTACATTGCTTTGTTACTCGCCTCAAGGGAGCGATGCCCCGTTGATTTCGATTACCAGAGTTTCGATCGGAGATCGTTGGCTGATTTGCTGGTTGAAGCCCCTGCTCCGATAGAGCGGTTGACACAAGTTTCCGGAAAGGCACCTGTCAATCTGGATGACGTCCTTACTCCCAGTGGAGACGTCGAAGAATATACACTGGGTGGTGAAGTTCTTGGTGCGCTTGAGGATGTGAAGTCTCTTTGCATTAGGAACCCAGAGCTTGCAACTTTAGATGCCGCCCTTACCTTTCTTGCCATTGTTTACAATTCCAATGGCTCATGGGCTGCTACTTTAGTGGCTGCGAAAACTCTTGTTAAAGATGTTGCTTTGAGCATGCCTGCTCAGCAGTTCATGCGCGATACCATTGCGCAAGCGTCTTTGCAAGGCATGTCTCCTGGTTCTAGCATTTTTGAGGAGCTGGAGCAGGAGCCTGAAGCTCAAGTGCCTGAGATGAATGACGAAGATGTTCGAGATTACGTCCAGCTTATGACGCGCTGGGAGCGTCCTGAGTCAGCTATTCGCAGGTACTACGACGGAAATCTTTCGGCGAAGGAGTTCGCTGGTGTTATGGAACGCATGCGTAAGCTCGAGAAGCAGTTCGAGCGGGTGTATGGTTTCACTGGCAACGGCATGCGGCCGTATGATTTTGCGCGGAAGTGCCGCGCGTTCAAAGAGCTTGCAGTTCATGTCACCATTGAAGACACTCTGTCGCAAAATTCTGCGATCGATGTGTTGCTTGGTGGTTTGTCGCGCGCAAAGAGTGCGTCTCACCTCATCATTGGCAATACTGTCATTCTTGCCCTTGCCAGCATTCTTGGCATGGGGTTTTTGAAGACCCACGCTGTTGCTTTGCATGAGATTAGCATGAACATCATGGGTCCTGGGAAAGATTACGCCAAGCTATTGAAGAGCTTGTGCGGAGTCATCAAGGACTCCGCCATTTATTTGGCGTACGTTCTGACGGGTGATGTTCGCATTCTGAAGGCGACTGAAGACCCGTTGACCCGTAGCATGATCGCACAGGATCGGCTCGAGGCCGACCTGCGCGACGTTCGCGGCGACCAGTACCAACTGATTACGACCATTCAGTCGCACACGGCTGAAGTTGGCATGCGACACGCTCGCGCCAGGATGGCGCAAAACCCGGGTGAAGCTAACCCCTGGGGAGCGTTGTTGCTTCGGTCGTTGCAGCTCCGTGATGACGCTACTCGCCGTACGTACGGCAACAACAAGAAGAAGGCCTTCGTTTTGACGCTTGAAGGCGCCCCTGAGACGGGGAAGACGTCGACCATTAACGAGTGGGCTGAAAGGATTGTGTCGGCCGTTCGGAATGAGTCTGCGCCAGAGGATGGATCCTTTGGCAACGTCTTCATGCAATCTGACCCTACGTTCTACGACGGTATTGTTGTTGGGCAACACGTCGTTGGCGCCGATGACTGCTGGGGTCACATTAAGGCTGCTGCTCCTGGTGATTCGTCCATTAAGACGTGGCTTCAAATGTGTTCTGAAGCCGTCATTATGGCTCCAATGAGCGACGTTAAGGACAAAGGGAAGATTCCTCTTGCGCCTGATTTCGTTTTTGTAGCTGAGAATAGCCTCGTCGATGCGATGGGGAGGTTTACCCCGATCATTGCCGCTGTTTTGCGGAGATCCGACGTCCATTTACGTTTCAAGTTCAAACCCGGCATGAAGGCCGGGCAGAAGGTCGATTACGACAAGGATGTCGTGGTCGAACGGTGCTCATACCTCGCGCCGCGCGATAATTCGCTAGCTATGGGCGAGTTTGTCGTCCAACAGACTGGGACAATTGATGAAATCATGCAGTCTTGCCTTACAATCGCCGAAGCGTATGGGGCAAAGTCGCGCGAACAGCTCGACAGACGCATGTTGCACGGCGTTTGCAGGACTTGCCGTCAAAAAGGTTGCGAGCTTGGCTCTGGCGTGCCGCGCTCGTTGCATTTTGACCAGAAGATCCAAGATGCCACCCGCAAGTTTGATCTCGCCGAAGCGGAGGTACCTCAACAGGAGCTTGTTGTCGTTTCTGCAGCCGTTGTTCTTTCCGTCGCTTACGCCCTTTATTGGGGTTTGCGATCGTTTAGAATGGCGTGGTGGGTGCGCAATGTGGATGAGTACCAGCACACTGACGTCGGCACTTCTCTGGCCTTTTGGGTGGCCACACCTTTGGCGTGGCTATCTGGGTGGCTTGCATTGACGGCATTGCTGCCTATTCATTTGCTTGCTTGCTTCGCCATTCAGGGCGATTGGCCAGGTTGGGCTTCTTGGCAGGACTTTCGAGACAAGGTCGTCAAACACGTGATGTTTGGCGATCTTATTGCCGCCAAGTTTACGCCTTGGATCAAGACGCGCTACATTATGGCTAGGATGGCTCTTGGCTACAGTGTTCGCGTTGAGGAGGCTGTGGCCGCTTTCAAGGCTTCGTCGAAGTACAGAGTTCTCATGCGCCTCGTTGCTGCTATTGGCCTTTTTGCTGGCCTTTACGCCACGCATCATGTGTCGGGAGCCATTCGCGACTCACGCACTCTTGCTAAAGCCAACCAAGCTCATTACAAGAAGCAGCTCGACGAGAATCCCGAGCGAACGCATTTTCAAGTTCTTACCATGAATGACCTCAAAGGGTTGAGTCTTAACGCTGGTCCGGACTGGACGTCCGATGGCGTGAGGCGCGTCCTTATGAGGTACACGATACACAGGTACCCGATTAGCGAGTCTGCTGTCGTGATACCTGTCGGTTCTGGCCTTGGCTTGACTGTTACGCACCTCTTTCCGACGAAGGGTGATTTCAAGGTTTCTCAATCTGGCACGTTCAACAAGAGCGTGTTTCAACCAACGCCTTACAATTTGCCGAAGCGCTTTGTAGAGGCTCTCACGTCTGACTTTTCCATTGTGCGCGATGCCCATGTTGGTTTGTACGACAAACGACTTGTGCTCAAAGCGTTGCCGCCTGAGACTAGGCTTGCTTATTCCGCAACCCTCGGAATGGACAATGAGTTTCGCGTTGAAGACGTGCTCGCCGTTAGGATTTCTGGTTCTGACCTTGAAATTCCCGGTGTTGAACGTAAGCTGGGGTTCGCCTACAAGGTGGACAAGGTAACGTTCAAGGGAGAGTGCGGGTCCCCGTTGATTGCTTTGGACCGTTTGACTGGCGAACTGCAAATTTTTGCGACCTTGGTGGCCACTGACAACAAGACGTTTTCTGTTTATCAAGCCATCACACCCGATGTGGTGAAGCGCGTTTCTGACATTCGCGCCACCATGCCGGATGGTCCTTCATTGCAATCTCTCGAGTTGGTTTCTGCGAGATTGCCAGTCGAAGTTGTTGAATCTACATTGCACCCCAAGTCTGCCTTGTTGTATTCCAACTCGAGTTCCATTCGATTTCTCGGGCGCACTAAGCCTGAAATTTCTTCCGTACCCAAGTGCGAGATGGTTCACACGTCGTTTCACGACGTTGTCGAGTCTGAGTTTTCCAAACCAGACACGTTTCGCAAGCCAGAGTGGAGGCCGCGCCTCTACCCAGAGCGCGACTTTCCCTACGGGATGATGACGCAGCATATTGACGAATTGAACAACGCTTTCGATGGTTTGATTGATCAACAAGAACCAATTAAGCACGTCGAGGCAAAGTTCCAGTCAATTTTTACTGACACCCCAAAGGGTCGCGTACTCACCGTTCGCGAGGCATTAAACGGTGTGCCGGGTCGCATTAAAGGCATCAATCGCTCGACGTCAGTCGGGGGTTGGGGTCGATTTGGGCCAAAAACCCAGGCTTTCGAGGACTCCGCTTCCCCGCATTACCCAAATGGTGTCGAGTTGGCGCCTGGGTTCGATGGACGCGTCGAGGATATCTTGCGCAAATGGCGATTTGGCGTATCAGTGCCCCCCACTTGCCGGATAATTCCAAAGATGAACGAAGTTCGCGAGAAACCAATTGCACGCCAAATCAATGTCGTTGAGATGGAGTGGATTGTTGCCTCACGTACCCTACTTGAGCCCATACATGAAGTGATGCGCAACACCCGCGCTTACGCTTCTATGATTGGTCGCTCTCCAATAGGTCCCGAGTGGGCCTGGGTGCACAATAGCCTCCGCAAGGTGAATCCCAAAAAAGGCACTGATGTAGATGGTTCCAAGTTCGACAAGAAGCACGGTGCGACTATTCGGAAGATTACGGAGGACGCTTACGACTACATTGCTACCAAGCTTGGTTACAGCGAAGAAGATCGCCGCGCAACGCGCCAGTGCGTGCACGATACTTTCCTCGCTTTGCAGTGCTTCATGGGTGAAGTGTTCATTTCGTTTTACGGCATTATCAGCGGTGTACCAGGGACCGGGGACATTCAGACCTTTATTGGTTGGTTCGTCACGCGATTGATCCTCGTGATTCTTTACACTTCAGTTGTGCTTGATGACGAGAATTTGTTTTCAGCCCACGGTGGAGATGACATTGTCAAGGCGGTTGCCGAATGGATCGGCTATTCTGGTGCGGACTTTG